CGCTAAAAGTTTCTAAAAGGGATAGCAGTGCTATCCCTTTTATTTTGCACAGGAGGAACTGATGAATAGATACGAAACATTAGATATATTCATCAATTATGTTTTCAATACTATGAAACCTGTTATTATAACTCATCCAAATCAATTACTTGAGGATTTTGAATCTTTGAATGCTACAAAACCTGATACATACGCAGGTTTTGTTTATTTGTGGAAGTGCATACCCGAAGATATGTTTTATGTGGGTAGTCACAAAGGCCCTATTAATGATGACTATCGCGGTTCTGGCAGAAGATTTAAAAAGGTGTTTGAACACTATGGAATAACCAACTTCAAAAGAGTGATTTTAGAGTATGTTGATGATCCAGCTCAAATCAAGATAAAAGAACAGGAGTGGATGAATAAACTTAAAGTAAGTCAGTCATCAAGATTTTATAACCTAAACAAAGCAGTAAGATCACTCTCAACATAACAATGACAAGTTTTTAGATTCGAAGTCGGGCGAAGAGTTGCGCACTATGAAGAGATTTAAAAAGCGGCTAAAGTCATTTCTGCTTTTTAAGCATTTTGCTCTGAACAGAGATTTTTATTGAACACACAAAGCATACAATGCAACTCTAACAAGGAGCTTTGTATGCTAACTATCAAGTTCGATTGACCAGTCAAGAGAATTCCAAAAGCGTTCTGTTAATCTAGCGGTGTTTTTATATCGGGCGGGATCGAGTTTAATTTTACCTTTTCCTATGTGAGAGTAAAGTGTTTGCCAACTTAGATTGTTATCTTCACAAAATTTTTTAAGGGCACCATGGATTTCAAAGCGTTCACTACTAGGTGATGTAAGAATATAGCGTTTGGCCATAGCGTGCTTAGAACCAGTATAATAGGATCCATTTTTAATTCTAGTCGCTTTCATCTTTTCGCTTGACACTTTTTGTTTAGGCTTACCAGTAGGATCAGGCATTTCATGTTGTTTTCTTCTATTACAGAGAATGCCAAAAGGTTCCTTGCCGATGCGACCTAATTGATCGATTAAGGATCCTTCGATAGACAAAGATTCGGCTGAGGTAATTCCATCAATAACTTTGATAACGCATGGTGAATGCTCTCTTTTTTCAAGAGAGCATAATTTGCCATATAGCATTTTATTCGTAAGTAGATAGTTCTCTGACAATAGGGCATCAACCCCGTGTCTTAATCGATTTTCTCTACCTTTACCGATATAAATCGGTTGAAATAGAAAACAAAAATTTTGAGTTTCAATTTTTACATATTGCGTTGGATCTAGATAGGCATAAACGTAGAAGTCAGTTTTCATGTTTAAAGAATTTGTGTTTAATTTAATAAAATATTTATGGAGAATATGATGTTTCCGGTAATTGAATGTTTGGATGACCTGCTCCCGCATATTAAGAACAAACCTGAAATCCGCGTTGATCATCAGTCAAATGGCATGACTGTTGTTTGCTATATGGTCTCAGCAGAAAACACGTTTGACTCTGCATGGACCCGCGAATGCCGTGGCATTACGTTTGGTCCGGATGGCAAAATTGCGGGACGAAGTTTGCACAAGTTCTTCAACGTGAATGAGCGCGAAGAGACTCGCCCTGAAAATCTGCCTTCGAATATTGTTCGTTTGATGGACAAGCGCGATGGCTCGATGATTCACACTGTGAAGGTGGGTGACACCTTCCGTCTGAAGTCGAAGAAGTCGTTTGACTCTGATGTGGCTAAAGCTGCCACTGAATGGATCAACAGACCAGAGAACGCAAACTTCTACCGCTTCTGCGAAGTCATGGCGTGGAACGATGAGACCGCTATCTTCGAGTTCACTGCACCAGATGCTCGCATCGTTCTGCCATATAAGAACGCAGAGCTGAAGCTGTTGCATGTTCGCGACAACAAGACCGGTGAATACTGGAACCGCGACTACATGCATGGCATCTTTGGCAAAGGGAATTGCGTTGAGGAATTCAACTGCGAGTTCATCACCTTGCAGATGCTGCTGGATCAGGCAAAGACGGTCGAGAACATCGAAGGCTGGATCGCTCAGTTCCCGAATGAAATGGTCAAAGTCAAATGCGACTGGTATCTGAAGCGCCACCGCGCAATGACCTTCCTACGTGAACGTGACATTGCACAGCTCGTGCTCGACGAAGGTCTGGACGACATCAAGTCCATGCTCGTCGGCGATGGCGTGAACATCGCAGATATTCTGGCGATCGAGAACAAAGTCGCGCAGCAGATAGTGGAGATGGAACTCCGAGTCAAAGACATTCTGTACTGGGACTCTACCATGGATCGTAAATCATTTGCGATCAAGCATCAGGGAACCCCCCATTTTGGTTTGCTGATGGCTGCATACACCGGCAAAGAGCCCAACTACAAAGACTACTTCGAGAAGAACATCTTGAAGCAGGAATACTCCCTCCGCCAATTGGCGTTGATGGACACCACGGCGGAAGCCGAGTAATGGGCACCTATCGCAAGGAGTGGGACTGCTGTGATTCGGTAACAGAGACGCAGGGATGGGAGCCCGAGAGCTGCCCATTCTGCACTCCAAACGCTGTCACCATCCAAAAAGAAGAGCACGAAAAGCTCATCGATGATTCGATGAAATTGAACTCCCTCATCAATGGTGGAGTTGACAACTGGAGCTGGTACTGGGAAGCCCTCGAAGAGTACCGCCAATGGAAAGGAGAAGAGGATGAGTAAGCGTATTCCACATTCGAATCGTTTGATCGAACGATTCGTCGGCAAGCGGCCATTAGGCAACAGTGGCTGGCAGAGTGAGTTGTACGTTCCGCTCGTGCAGTATGGTGTCCTCACTGGCGATCTGGAAGTGGGTGACCATTACGCCTATGCGAATGTGCATGACCAGAAAAAGGCCCACAAGATCATCGCAGGTTGTATCCGCTACATCTTCCAAGGTGAATAACGTGCAGTACATCTTGACACAAGAAGAATACGATGAGTTGAAGGCAAAGCGATCGCACGAGATCCAACTTAGCAAGAAAAAGCTGCAGGAGCTGTGTACTAAAATTGCCGACACTATGCCAGTGCACTGGGGATGGGGTAACAAGAAGAACGATCCCGAGTACTTCAAACCCTGGGGCTGTGTCATCACCGCAGAAAAGAACGCCGAGAATCGCTACGACGAATGGTATTGTGACATGTGCCCAGTGCAAGACATTTGCCCATCAACTTACAAGCCGTACTCCAAATAATGGAAATCAAATTTTTCGTCGACATTCGCGATGTCCCAGACGATGCAGTTTCTGGCGAGAACTACCGTCAAACCATGGATGCAATCCGAATTGCCATTCATAAACTTGCTTCGCAACTGGGTGGTCGTGTAGCCGACATCGAGATCAAATAATGGAACCCACACACACATTGCACCAAGTGCTACACGAAGCTGTTCAAACGAGCACCAGAAGGTTGGCTTGTGTGCACATGCTGCGGACATGAACACTACTAAAGGAAAACAAAATGACTCGTAAACTAGTAACGGTCCGTCAAGTGACCGCGGTGGATCCTATCGAAGGCGCTGACAGCATCGAGAAGATCACAATCGAAGGTTGGAAAGTGGTAAGCCAGAAAGGCAATTTTAAGGTTGGGGATCTGGCATGCTATTTTGAGGTGGACTCCTTTTTACCAGATGGAAATCCTCTATGGCAGGATTTGGTAGATAAATCTTCGCGAGAGTTCGAAGGAAAGAAAGGACATCGGCTGCGGACGATTAAGCTGCGTGGGGTTACATCGCAAGGTTTCGTGATTCCACTACATGAAGTATTCGACATCGTGGAAATTGATGGTGAAAAGTTCTTAAATATCCCGCACTATAAAACTGCGGAGTCACATGAAGATTTACAAAATACAGAATCATATCAATAACAAGCTATACGTTGGGCAGACTAAGCAAACAATAGACCAACGATTTGCGTCACATCTTAAGAATGCGATGAATCATTATGGCGTTGAAAATTTCTCAGTATCCCTTATCGAAGAAACGACCGCTGAGCTTGCAAATGCGCGAGAGTGCTTTTGGATTAAAGAGTTAGATACTCAGTCGCCAAACGGATATAACATGACTTCAGGTGGTGGAGGTGGGCATACTATCCAGCACTGGGATGATGGCCGTAAAAGAGAGCACTATAGAAAGCAGGGCGAAAAACGAAAAGGTCCGCGATCTGTTGAGTTTAAAACAGCAATGTCTGATGCTGCTAAGAAAAGGGAAGCTAACCGTTCACCTGAGGAAAAGCGCTTAATAGGTGAAAAGATTTCGCAGACTATGAAAGCGCGTGGGGTACGTTGGAAGCCTAATATAACATTCGGTATTGATAATCCCAACTATGTTGAAATTGATACCGAAAAAGTATGCGAGTTAATAAAGCTCCAGTGGAAATTAAAAGATATTGCTGAGCTGTTTAATACGACAACTGTAACCGTTAGCGCTAAATTAAAAGCCGCAACAGGAAAAACATTTTTAGATTGGAGAAAAGAATATGGAATTAAAGGATCTTTTGGTTCAGTACAACGGATTGATCCCACTGAATTACCCGAATCTTCGTGATTTGGATTTCAGTGAAGTATTAGGTGTGGTGAAATGGGAACCTCCTATTCCTGCTGAACTTGTGGGTCAAGTAAAAGGATTGTTCCCATCCTTCATTCGCAAGACGGATCAAGAAAGAATTCAAAATATTCCAAATGTTGTTTTGGACAATGAATCTGAATACGAAGAAACGATGAAGCTAGATGGCTCATCTCTTACGGCTTATCAGTATAATGGGGAAGTTGGGGTTTGTTCGCGAAATCTTGAGTTAAAGGTTAATGAGGAAAATGCCAATAACACTCTTATCAAAACTGTAACTCGTGGAAAGCTACTCGATGCGCTCACCGCCCTAGGTCGCAATATCGCCGTACAGGGAGAACTCATGGGTCCCGGGATACAGAGTAATCGGGAAAATCTAAAACAGCACGAACTTTATATTTTTGACGTCTTTGACATCGACACTCAAGAGTATTTGTCGCCGGAACACCGCTGGACAATGGTTGAAAAACTGCGCATGAATTTTGGTATGGACACTACTGTGATTAAGCACGTGCCGATCCTTAATCAGAGTTTCAAAATTACAGTTGGAACAACAGTTGACGATATGTTGCTAGCTGCCGAAGGCCCATCCATAGTACATCCGATTAGGGAAGGCAAAGTGTTTAAACGTAAAGATGGTAAGTTCAGCTTTAAAACAATTTCTAACAAATTCCTCATTCGAGAAAAGGACTAATCATGTTGATGCAACAACTGAAAGCAGACCAACTGCAAGCTCGTAAGAACCGTAATACCATCGAAGCAACCCTGCTCACTACTCTGATTGGTGAAGCTGCTAACATCGGTAAGAATGATGGCAATCGTGAAACTAACGATCAAGAAGTAATTCAAGTCGTGAAGAAGTTCATCAAAGGCATGGATGAAACCCTGGACGTATTGTATAAGCGTCAAGCCTTCGACACTGCTGAACAAGTAGAGCAGGAGAAAAAAATCCTCGCTGACTATCTGCCGAAGCAATTGACTGGCGAACAGATTCAAAGTTATATCATGCAAGCAGTCTTACATGATGGCCTTCAGGAAAATAAAGGCATGATGATGAAGTACATGAAGGACAATTTTGCAGGTCAATACGATGGTAAGCTCGCAGCTCAAATTATCGATGAGCTGCTGAAGCTAAAGTAAGTACTGGAGCTTATTAGAGGTGCTCAGAGACCTCATGAAGAAATAGATGATGACATCTTCATACAGTTTTTGTAGCACCTCTGAGCATTTACAATAGCTTTACTAACTCATTTTCGTTGAAAGGTTTTAAAAGATGGCAAAGTGTACTCTCCCAACGTTTCCGCAAATCATCATTAATGCACTGTTGGATGGTGATAAACTCGACAGCAACGACCTTCATCAGCATGTGCGCATGTTCCGTGGTCTTAAGACGCCGAAATATCGAACCGATAGTGAATTGGAACGCCTGTGCAATGAAGGCCGCCTCCGCAAGTCCAAGAACGACATGACTGACGAAAACACCTCGTCGTCTCAATCTAAGTTTCTTTACTTTATCTAATACTATGTATCAAGTAACCCGTGGCAATGTGGTGTCTCCTACCCTAATTACTGAAGAAGAGGAGGTGATCGAGTTTCTCGAACTGGGTTTGTGGCTTGACAGCTGAAGGAACTCTAGCATCCATCCTATGTGGTAATCCTGTTACGATTGATGGCGAAATTATTGTCTTCAAGAAGACACAGTAAATTAAGATCGAGCACTAGGTAAATACCGCCATACTAACGAATGGCGGTATTATGTTCCTCTCCAACAAATATTCAACAATCCATTTTAGACTGACTGATTGAGAGCCAGGAATAGACCTCCTCCCTCTGAATATTCAGAGCGGCATCATATCATCACAAGATCACTAAGTTGATTAGATGATGAATCTAATATAGTCATATTGATGGAACGAGAACATTCCCGCAATATGTCAGGTACATGCTTATTGGCAGGACATAGTTTAAGTAAGATTTCAAAAAGCTTACAATAATCTTGTTATAGATGCTTTAATAGGAGAGCTTAATGAATCAAGATTTTTTGGACTACGCCTTGCAAATTTTGGAAAAAATTACGCCTGACGAGCTACGCAAAGGTTTGGAAGATGCGGGCTTTGTCGTACGCGATAAAGCAGAAGATGACGTAGCAGCCCCGGTCCTGCAATATAAACCTGAGCTGCGTCTTTATGCATTCGTGAACTTCTACTTGTCCTCGATCCAGCAAGGCATTCAGACTGGCCACGCTTCAGTGGATTTGGTCCGCAAATATCGGGCAGATGCCGACACTGCCGAAGAGGTCGGCAATTACGATAAAAATGTTCGGATGGTTGAAGACTGGGCCGACAACTATAAAACCTACATTACGCTGAATGGCGGCAATCACGCGGGAATCAAGAAAGCATTGGAGCTGGCTGAAAAGTCTGGTTTCCCGTTCGTTGCATTTCATGAAGACGAAGCTAGTTTGGGTGGACTGATGACCGCAGTTGCAGTTGTTCTGCCAGACTACATCTTCAATCTGCGTAAAGTAAAATATGACGCGGATAGTGGTGGTGATTTCGCTCGCTATGAATGGAAGGAGCCAATTACTGGTGCCAAGTACGTAATTTCTAAATGTGACGAGTTGTTTGAATTCGTTGATTTCCTTAAATCGAAAGACCTTGCAAAATGACATTTCCTTATGATGGTTCTGAACTTGACAATGATGAACCGCCATTGAAAAAGCCGTGGTATCGACGCCGTGACACATATTTGACATGGCTACTTATCACACTGTTTAGTATCTTCCTTGTAGTAATGTTACTAAATCGTGGAGATCAAACCGCGTCATCTCCTCCGGCGCCAAAGGAAAGGAAGGTGGCTGAACTTACTCTTGACGATGCATTTGCCGCGTTGTTCCGGCATCTGAAAGCAGATCAAATTTGCTTTGTGGAAGGAAAGGAAGACTCATACTTTATCCACTTTGATGAAGATGATACAGATAACAAGTATTGGGCTGGCTGGTTTCATATTGACTCTCCAGTGTTTCACCTAAACAAAGTAAACAATACATGGTTCCTTTACGACATTCCCGCCAGCAATTTTAATAAAGTCTGGCCTAATGTCGATGGAATGAACTGCGCAAACAGGGATGATTACGAAGACAAATGACATTTTCAGTAATAGGCTTGTGTGGTGCTCATGGAACAGGTAAGAGCACCATTATTAAAGTAGTAAAAGAAGCTGGGTATCCTGTTGACGAATCCCAACTGAGTAGAACCGCCCAAACATTTTTAGGTTGGGATTCGTTGTTGCCAGCACAACAGTCAGAAGAAAACATGTGGGCTCTGCAAGATGCAATCTTGGCTGCAATGTATGATCGAGACAAACAAATCAACGACGCCAAAATCATTACTTTGGTGGATAGAACTCCGGCAGATGTTTGGGGTTATGTCGAGTTGTGGGTAAGCAGGCTCGCTGGTAATGTTGATAAGGAAAGACTTCGACTTTACAAACAACAATGCCGAGTTATGGCCGAAAAATATCTCAAGCATCTCATAGTTCCTATTAGAGATGAAATTGCGTTCGTTGCTGAAAAGAATCGAGCTGATGACAGAAGTAGAATGTTTCACGAGACTGCGGTGAAAGAATTTCTCTCAAGCGGAATGCTTCCTACAGCTGCAATTCAATCTATTCATATTGACTATCGTCTTACTGAAGTCGTTCAACGAATGAAATTGTAATGAAAATGCGCGCAAATATATGGAACGTGTTGTGGCTATTTGGGATGATAATCACAATGGCGTTGATTTGGCCGGGTCTGCTCCATGATAAGATGGAACGGCGAGGCGCAAATCGCCGTCGTTATAGTTTCCAGAAATGCGCGCTAGTTATGCTCTGCATTTATATTTTGGGGTTTAAATGGATAACAGTACAATGAAAATGGATGAGATCGTCAATGATCTCATGAAGTCTGTCCTTAGTGAAGAAGCGAATATTAAAGAATTTCTTCAAGTTGATGAAGCAGACCTTCATCAATTCCATCATGGCTTTGGTACGTATATTCGCAATACGTACAGTTTGTGGTTTGAGAATCCACTTACTGAGAAGTGGCGCACTGATGAAGCGAGTAGAAATATAGTGGATGGTGTTGACTATTCTGACGATCATCCAGACGCCGTCTCAATGCAAATCATTAAGACACTTTATACGAAAATGAAGGAGACATCCCTTGGTAGTTAAGGCAAAGCAAACAACTCCTCAGTACGGCTTGTGCTGCGACTGGGAAACAACAGGTGCAATTTTCGGCGGTGATTCGTCCACGGTCTACCAAGGAATTCAAATTGGCGCTATCGTATTTCACACTAAGGACTTTTCAGTTGTTGAGAAATTAAAGTTGAACATTAAGTTTGACGAGACAAAATATAAATGGTCTGAAGAAGCAGAAAAAATTCACGGTCTATCGCGTGAATTTTTGGAAAAGACTGGAGTGGCACAAGAAGAAGCTGCTGCCGAATTCCTGAATTTGATCCTAAAATATTGGGGACCAGACAGTAAAGTCATGTTTTTAGGTCACAATCCGGGCTTTGATATTCGATTCACCAACCAACTAACAATGAATGTTGGAATTGAATTTGGTATTGAAAGACAAACTGACAGTGATGGATGGATTCAACTGCATCATGTAGTGTTAGATACGTCAGCGGCCGGCTTCATCACTATGGGTCTGTTCAAGTCAGACTTACTATTTGACGCGATGGGTTTTGAAGAACGTGGCGACCATGATGCGTTGAAAGATGCAGAGCAAACTCTTCAAACCTGCGCAATTATTAAAATGCTAATTAAGGAAGCGCTAGGCGTATGAAAGAATTCTTTCAATATACTTGGGCAGTAATGAAGCAGGATTTCAAAGCCCAGCTTGCGCCTTTCCGTGCATTTTACCATTGGGTAAAAAAGAATGACCAGTGAACAGAAAAGTGAATTGAGGTCTCTCATTCAGCAATATCGTGAAGCTGCAGAGGAACTAGGTGCGGTCCAAAACAGCGCCTTTTTCAATTCTAAATATTTCAAAGTCGAAGCACTTCAAACACAAATTCGAGAGTTTATCGACGCGCTATGAAAAAGTTCTTACGACGAATATTTCGCGGTAATATGCTGTACAGAAATTTTAGATGCCCTGAGTGCGCGGAATCTTTTATTCCATCAAAAACGTGGCATATTGAAGCGCCCGGTAGCTGCGAGGCACTGCACTGTTTTAACTGCGCAAAGTCATGGACCTTGGATAGACATAGAAAATGGGCTATAGTTCAACATGTGCCCTATTGCTATTCGTCGGAAGAAATCCGAGTCTTACGGCACAATCGTAAATTCAAGCGCGACTGGGTTGTCTTTTGGACGGTCATGACACTTTTCACGTTAGCAACAATATTCCTATAAAATCTTCTAAGCAAAAATGACTCTACAAGAACAGGTTAAAAAAGCACGGCAAGAAATGATTCTTGCCTCTGCAGAATATGAAACGAAGAAAGGGCAAATATTCGATGCAACTCGGCTAATGGCATGCGCACTAGCTGAAGATCGGTATAAAGAGTTGGATAAAAAATTGCTTGATGAAGAAATTCAAAATGTGATTAATTTATCCAAAAATAAATGATTTTGAAGAAGTAAATAGATTAGGGCTTGTTAACCTAACAGGTCATAATCTATGGAGTGGAAATGAGCACATTTGTTTTTGATGGAGTGGAAGTTAAATTGACAGGTCGTAAGGCAGTAAAGAGAATAACTACGGTGCCAGGTAAACCGCCTAGAGAGATGTCACTGGTTGAGATCACTCCAGTTGATGATACTTTTGATTGGAAGAAATGGGTACCTCTAGACCAGATGTATGAGGTTATAGAAGGAAAAGTGGGTGGATAAATATCCAATACCATTATTCTGGACATAAAATGAGCTACATTAATTACGAATGCACTGTCTGCAGACGCAGCAAAAGCTTCACTAAAGACAATCAACGGGTAATGCCCAACACATGCATGATCACTAAAGGTTGTGTTGGCAAGCTTGTGCCTGTTAAAGAAACCAATCTTCCAATAGCTTCTCCTTCCGTAGCAGGCGTAGAAGATTGGTTTGCTAGAGGTTCACCGGCTAAGATGGAAGCTTTATCTAATGCCACTCCTAATTTTGAACTATCCACATCTTCAACAGGAAGTTTGGTCGTTGCCGTAAAAAGTCAATCTACTCCACCACCCTCTTTAACACTCACACTTGAGCAAAAGAGGGTGGGTGATGTGGCGTTTCAACAGTATCAGTTCAGACCGACTTCTGCATTTACATTAGTGTTTGGTAAAGACGTTAATGGCAAAAATCTGCGCTTTGACGATGCTGCTATCGCTGAAGATAGAATAACAGTGCGTGTCAATGGGGTTGAAACCAAAGATTTTGACCTTCAACCAAATAAGATAACATTCAGGACACAGATTTTAGCAAATTCGATAGTTGATATTATTGTTTATACTGAAAAGTCAACTTCAACTCGCACACTTACTCTAATCAGGAATAAGACACTTGTCCCATCCTTGACTAGAGGTGCGTGGTCAAATATCGATTATGTCCTGCGAATAGAATCAAGTACTACCAAGTGGTACCTCTACAGCATAGATTTGATAAGTGGACTAGCTGCTGGAAAGATCAGAGTGGTAGGAAATAATGTTGCAGATGATGCAATGATTCTTCTTGCATCTACCCCATATCAATCTTTAGATCGATATTTGAATTTTGTTATTGACCAATCAGCGCTATCTAGTGATTTCAATTTGACCCACACTAGTGGAACACTAACAGCTAGTCAAGATCTTCTGTCTGAATTATTCCCACCTTTAGTGATTTTGCCTGAAGCACAAATTTCTACGGATTTATATACTGCTTCATCGTCATCTGAAATAATCACAGACACTACAGAAGTGCGCTTTACTAGTAAGAAAATTCTTGGACCAGTATGATTGCAAATAAAATTTTGCCCGCTCTCTATATTATTGACTTGGAGGGCGAAGCTGCGAGCTTAGAATTCCTATTAGGCCAAAATTTCGGTATCCAAAGGGTAACACTAGGCTCATTTGATTTTACAAATGACATGGAGGCGGCAGCTGCGGGGCAAGAAGCAATCGACTTCATACTTGAAAACCATAAACTCGTCCACGAGGATTATGCTGAAAGTGTAGATTATAATCCTGACTTCTTTCCATCTATTCCCGCAATCACTCCTACTGAAGAGCATTTAACTCAAGAAGCTCTCGCGGAAGAATATGCAGAGAGCTTAGTTAAACAAGACAGCCAATTCCCAGTCATAGTCACGAGGCGATTTGACCCGCTAGGAGATTATGTTTCTATTCGCATGAGTATTGGAGCAATCAACTATAAAATGCAGATGAGGATTGCGATTAATCCTGACATCTACATGCAAGAAAAAGGTAGATTAATTGAGGATGAAGCCACCAGAGCATCAAATCCTCATCGAGAATTAGCTCCTACGCCCACTTCTCTACACTAACATGTCCAAATATCTCTATAATGCGCGGCTATCAAAGAGCTGCAGGCTTCTTTCTGTGGAGCCTATGGCTAGCATTTTTAAGAATGCCGCCGAAATGATAATCACCTCTCATTATTTTCCGACTTATGATGAATGTCTCAATCAATTGTCTGGACTAATGAATAGGTTATGTGTTTTATTAAACAAAGTATCAGATGAACAGTTTGTAGTCGTGTCAAAATTTCGTGATCGCGACGAAGAGGGCATTGAATTTGCCGACAAACAAGTCGCAAAACTATACGTGGTAAATGCCGAAGATTATAAGACAAAGAATGAACTTAATTTCTGTATTAGCGCGTCCGTCTCCTTGTCTAAAACACTTTAATTATCAGGCAGGCCAGAGTTACTTTATGATGGCTGACAATTTACAATTTCAAAATTAAGAAACACTCTCAATAGGAGAATTTAGATGAAAAACCAACTAGCAACCATCGGCAAAAAAGCAAACAAATTCCGCGACGTTCATGAAATCCTTAACAACCCGGCCGATCGTACTAAGCTTCAAAACTACGTAGATGAAGCAGTTCGCTGCAAAACAAAAATTCTTGATGAACAAGAATCTATTAAAACCTTGAAGGAAAGCGCTGTTGAAAAGTTGGGCATTGAACCTAAAATGTTTATGACGTTGGTTTCACTATTCTTCAACAACAATTTCGATCAGAAGAAAGCCGAAATCGAGAAGATGGAAATGGCACTGGAAGCGTTGATGCTGAACACCAACATTGGCGCAACCGCCCAATTCAAAGTAGAGGAATAATTTATGCAAATCAATCCAATTCTAGACCGCATCGTCGTTAAAAAATCTGACTTGGCAAAAAAGACTGAAAGCGGTCTTTTTATTCCTAACACCAGCACTGAACGTCCAGATCGTGGTGTCGTGTTGGCAGTAGGTCCCGGCAAAGAAGATAAAAATGGCGTCGTCAAACCTCTACAAATTCAGGTAAATGACGTCGTAATCTTCGCAAAGAACTCCGGTCAAGAAGTAAAGGTAGATGGTGAAGAATTCCTCATTCTATCTGAACCGGAAGTTCTCGCAATCGTGAAGTAAATTTGCTTTAAATTCCCACCGGCTCTAAGTATCTACACTTAGAGCCACTTTTCCTTTTCAATATGACAACTGAAGCAACAAGCAATTACATCGCCGCTTGGATGGATTACAAGCAAGATCGCGTCGTTGTCGTCGAACGCGACATTCAAACTGGCGAGCGCTTTACAACCCTCGTAAAGCCACCATATTACTTCTATGCGCCTGATGAAGATGGTGAATATGAAAGCATCTTCGGTGATAAACTTACCCGGGTAGATGCAGATTCAAAAGAAGAATTCGACTACCTAACTCGAGCATGTTCTGTAAAGTTCGAGTCTGATATCAGACCGGTAGCTCGAGTTTTGATGGACATGTACTATGGTAGGCCAACGCCACCAGTCAATTTCATCTTCTTCGACATTGAGGTAGATTACAAACAATCAATCGGTTTTGCGGGTCCCAACAATCCATACGCACCAATCAACGCGAATACAATCTATAGCTCGTGGACAGATGAGTACATCACGTTGGCAGTTCCGCCACCAGGCTACATCGTCGATGACACCTTCATGGATAAGATTCGTGCCAACTGGAAAGAGTATAAGTTGGGATTTGAACCCAACATTATCATCTGTAAAGATGAGCTTGAACTTCTTGAAAAGACTCTCGACCTAATCCAAGACTCTGATATTATCAGTGGATGGAACTCCGAGTTCTATGACGTTCCTTACGTGTTAACGTGTCAAATTGCTGATGGGCGAAAAGGCATTGGCTAGTTTGGAAATGCTCGGATGTCGTCCACCTCGCAAGGAGATGGTCAACCACTTCGGTAACGAAGAACCAATCTACAAATTCCAAGGTCGTGCTCACCTTGACTATCGAAAGCTCTTCGAGAAATTTACTTTCGAGGGTCGGACGAGCTATGCGTTGGCTAACATCGCAAACGAAGAGTTGGATATTCCAAAGCTGGATTATGACGGTACTCTGGAAGAACTGTATCTAAACGACTTCATTCACTTCGTCACGTATAACGCACGAGACGTTGAAGTGCTGGTAAAGTTGGATCTGAAGTTCAAGTTCATTGCGCTAGTGAATCAAATGGCTCACGAGAACACTGTGGACTTTGACGCAATTCTAGGCACGGTGAAGTACGTTGAGACTGGTATTACCAATCACGCGCACCGAGTTCTGAATAAGATCGTTCACAATAAAGTGATCGGCCAAAATGAGAAGGTTGAAGGCGCAGTTGTTTTGTCTCCTAAGGTAGGCATGCACAAATGGGTAGGTTCTATTGACATCAAGTCTCTGTATCCTAACACTATTCGCTCTCTCAATATTTCTCCTGAGAAGATCATTGGTCAATTCACCAACACCGAAGATGAGGCGGATTGGGTCGCAATCAATCGCGGTGATCGTGCAATACGTTGCACCCTTATTTTGGAGGATGGTACACAGCACGTCAAGTCTGCGGCCGAATGGAAGCAAATCCTCATTGACAATAAGTGGGCAATTTCGGGTTACGGTACTGTTTTTGATCAAGGTAATGGTAGAGGTGTTGTCGCTGACATTCTTGGATTTTGGTACACTGAGC